GCATGTTGCGAACTCCCCAAGATCCGTTATTCCAGATTGCTCCGTCGGCGTATCGGATTGCTTGTCTGATCCATTCGTCCATTCCCTGCCTAGGTGCAGCTGCGGCTCCGTCCGAGTTTCCTGTGTAGGGGCGACTGTTCAGGATCTTTGGGTTTGCTGGGATTACGCTCATGGCGTTACAGGTTCGGCAGGCTTTCGCTTAAGTCCGTTAGCGGCGACCAGACCCGAAAGCGTGCCAGTCATAAAGACCGTAAGCGTTGAAAGTAAGTCAATGAACTGTGCGTCGTTTGGTGATTGCTCAAGCGGTTGCGTGACAAATAGCAAGCCATAAACAAAGCCAATGACGGTCAGCGCGAAGGTGACTGCAATAGTGCAACCTACAAAGACGATCATGCGCGCATGCAAGATTTCTATTTCTGCTTTTTCCCTAGCCATTAGAGACCCTTTCGCATTGTTGAATAGTAGAGCAGCGTGTGAGCGCGGTGTTGCGTACTTTAAGTGGGGCGTTAGTGCGTGTCGTTTCGCAAGCGGTCAGGGCAAGTGCAAACACAAAACTAGCCAAGTAGTAGCGCGGCTTCATCGGCTGTAATTCCTAGCCTGTCGAGCACGGCTTGTTTTGCGGTTTCTTTAGCAGTTTGAGCTTTTTTTGCGTCTGCTATATCTTTTTTATGTTGCGCTACTTCCGCGTCTGTCATGTCGCGTTCAATGTCGCCTACTTGTATTTTCATGAGTTAGCCAATCCGTAAACCTTGTAACTACCTGTAATTGTTGTAGATGAGGTAAAAGTTAAACCGTCATACGCGCCAATGCTGTCAGTGCCGCCGCCCATTAAAGAAACACCAATGTTCGCTGTATCCCAGAAACTTGTTGAAGTTGCGGTGATGTTGTTGTCGTATACACCTATAGAGGTTTGTGGGTCGAAACAAGTAATAATGCTATTTAATTGATATGCACCAAACACGCTTGGACCTAAAGTCATAGAAGTTGTGTTGCTTCCTGCGTTAGCAGCAGCACCGCTACCGCGCGCAGTGTAACCCGAATAATAACTTGTACCAGTTTGCGGCGTGCCGCCGACATTAACTCGTATGTTTACTGTCCCAGATGCAGCCGTGACGCAATTGAGCAACACTAGATAGTTTTTGTATGTTGCCGTAAATACGCCTGCGGCCATGCTGACAGTAGATGCAGCACTAAAACTTGCGCCCGTAATGTAGTTAAGTCCGCTTCCTGTTGCAGGCCCGACAGTAGCCCACGCTGCGCCGTCGTAATACTGCACAACATTTGTAGATGACAAGTAACAAAGTTGGCCCTCTGCAAGCACTTTCTCACCTGCGCCACCAAAAGCCGCGTCGCGCGTAGTTGTGTTAGTAAATACAGGTACGCCAGTACCAGCACTGATATTCATGTTGGCGGCGGTTAATACCTCGCCAGCTGTAAATAGTGGGACGCTTGTTTGCTCGTTTGGCATGTTTCTATCCTAGGACATTGTCTTCGTCGAGTGTGCCATATACCAAGTCATCCAAGATGAGCTCATAGACGATCGTGGTCGGTGAGGTAAAGTAGGTGACTGCGTGACCAGCCGACAAAGTAAGCCGATGCTCAAGTCCTTCAATTGTCAGATTCTGAGCAAACTGGGTAGGGCCTGCCGAAGTCGTAATTGACTTTTGTATAGCGATCAGGTCGCCGACATCAAGGAGCGCCAAAGTGTCTTGGTCTAGTGCAGGTGTGCCGGGGAACTCGGTGCCAAGAAAGTTGAAGCGTGCTTCGGGATCTGGACTGATTAAGTATTGGGCAAGTGTGAGAGCTGCGGCGTCGTTGTGTAAAAGCGAGTCGGTAATGGATTTAGTTTGGATTAAATACAGGGCTTGAGATGCTAGGTCTTCGGCGACCTCTGGCGATGCCGCTCCAGCGTGCTCGACGGATGCACGATTTACGACTGTGTCCGCTTGGAATGAGATGTCTATAGCGCTGTAGCCGATCTGGGTGCCGTCGTCGTGAAAGTCGGCAACAGGGACGCCAAGAGTCTGTCCGATCCGAGATTGAAAGACCATCGTTCCCTCACGATTTACAAAGATTCTGCCCTGCTCCGCCTCATTAATCTTGTTGGCATAAGCGGCAACCGAGGTGCCGTTTGCGACTGTGTAGGCGGCTGCTCCGCCAAGGGTCGCCACGCCTGTCTCAATGCTCCGTGTGCCTGTGTAAGCGACTTCTGGCAGATCTAGCAGGTCATCAAAACGCGCGCTTGAGAGCTGCTCTGTGACATTCCATTCAGCAAGGAAGGTTTGTCCTAACTGATAAGAGAAGTCTGCGCAATTTACGGTCACTGTGTCAAGTCCGCCAAGCGTGAATGTGTAATCGTAATTGACAATGTATCCGACCCACAAAAGTTCTTTGACATTGGTTGAGCTGTATCGAGAGAAGCGGACTTCGCGAAGCGGTGCAAGCCCCGGCTGATTATTGTTTGGATCGTAGTAGGGCGAGGTCGTGTCAAAAGGATTGAACACTCCGTCCGCGTAAGTGTCGTTTAGCGTAAAGTTCATCGTGCCATAAGCGAACTGGTCGCCAGTGTTAGCGCGTCCGCGTTTGGCTGTAAGTGAGATCGCACCGTCTAGAACGCTTGCGAATTGAGATGTACCGTCAAGCACATATTCGGTATTATTTAGTTCGCCTTTTAGATCGTCGTCAAGTGTGAAAGCGTTCCAGTCGTACCCTGTGTCAATCTCAAGGTCGTAGTTACCTGATCCAAGTACCGCTACGCCAGCCATTAGGCGACCGCTATGTTCGCTGGGCCGTTCTGCCTATTGAACGCTCTGATTGCGTTTACGACAGCTGTGCCAATTTCCGCGCTTGAGCCAAGACCGCCTGTGATGTTGATCGTGTAGTTGCCCATTCCACCACCGCGTCCAGATAGTGGGATGACCGCTTCAGGGCCGCGCTCGCCGATCATTGCAAGCGTGGGCCCTGTCACGATTCCACCGTCCGCAAGCATAGGAATATTCGGGACATCGAAGCCTTTGCCACCTAGTCCCGGTACCCAGTCAGGAACGGAGAAGGATAGTTTGCCGATTGTGTTGTTCCAAAGTTTTGCGATCGCGTTAAAGAGTGTCTTAAAAATTGCGAATACGCCGTCAAAGTATGTTGTGAGTCCGTCAAAGACTGCTTTGCCGCCTGCGAGCATGCCCTTAAATACTGTGTCTACAATCTTCCGCACCGTGTCAAACTTAAAGTAAAGCGCTGTCAAGATTGCAATAAAAGCGACGATTGCCAAGACAATGAGTGTCACAGGGTTAGCTAGTAGGAGCGCGTTAAACACTGCGACAACGCCGTTTACAATCATTTGTGCGGCTGCATAAACTTTCATGGCGGCATTGAGAGCCAAGATGGTTAGTGCGATCCCACCGATCGCGCCAGCGACAATTAGGAAGACTTTGGTGTTCTCTTGTGCCCACGCGCCAAAAGCGATCAGGTACGGAAGTAGCGCTTCGACTACTGGGATAAGCGCTGCACCGATTGACTCTTTAGTCTCTGCCAACGCGATCCCGAGACGCTTCATTCCACCTTCGGCAGTAGCAGCGGCTGCGGCAGAAGCACCACCAAAGTTCCCACCTAGGACATCCATTACATCTGACAAAGATGCACCGTCCTTGATCATGGCTTTAATCTCTGGACTTAACGCGGCAAGTCCTTTCATGTTTCCGCCGTAAGCCTTTGCAAGCGCATCGGAGACGGTCGCTAAGTCTTTGCCTGATCCTGCGGAGATGTCTTGTGCAAGAGCGAGAGCTTTGTTTGCTTCCTCGATGTCTTTAGTTCCGCGTACAAGTGACGCCAGTGCTGGGCGAAGTTCAGAGTCTGCTACGCCTGACGCAAGACTCATCTTTGAGATCATGTCTTCGGATGCTTTGATTTGTGCATCAGTCGCGCCAGTGACATTCTCGAGCGCAAGCGCAAGTTGTACCTGCTCGGCTTGGTCTTCCATTGCTGCTTTGGTAGCGCCTACGAGGGCAACTCCTAATCCTGCGACTGCGGCTGCGGCTGGAAGCGCGGCTTTCTTGATAGCAAATTGTGCCTTCTTGGACGCGCCTTCAAGGGACTGAAATTCCTTAATTGCGCGCTGGGTTCCCTTCGCGTCAAATTCTGAAATTATTGGGATGTTTACTGATGCCATTACTCGACTACATTCCGATCAACTTTGTCCATGACAGTCTCAACTATTCGCCGCATCTCTGACTCGACGGTGCCTTGATTCTTCTCCATTGCTTTCCACATTACTCTTGATCGCATGCCGTAGCGCGCCGAGAGTGCGCTGCCGAGTCTGCCGTTGGCGGCCATGTCAAAGAGTGTTCCAGTAGAGCCCGAATAGATGATGTTGAAGACGCCGACATTGCGGATCTGTCCACGAAACTCCGAGACCTTTTTAGTGTTGATTTTGGCGGAGATCTTTTGCTTGTGTCCAGCGTCCCAAGGAAGCATCTTGAAGCCTGACGGCGTAGTCCATTTGCGACCCATGCCAGACAGTGGCACCGTGTTAGGGATTAGGGCAAGCGCGTCATTTATGACAGGTTTTGCGACATTGCGGAAGTCTTTTGCGATTTGGTTACGAAGCCCGGGTTCTACAGAGTTGAGCTTCTTGATTGCGTCTTTAAGACCGTAGACCTCGATCTTGGTGTTG